CACTGAACACGTCAGCGCCACCCGGTAGGCGCACCAGTTCAGGTCCGCGCTCGCCAACCAGCGACATGCCTCCCGGAACTGATCGTCCACCGGCAGCGAAGACCTGACCGCCCATCCGCTGACGTCCGCGCGCGATGTCATTCCCCGCGTCGTCAACCGTCTGGACGACCCCGGCAGCCACGCTGTTGAGCGCATCGGCAAGCACGCTGGTCACGCCATTGTCTCCGCCGTCGCCACCAATCGACGCAACCGCCGCAGCCGCAGCCACCGCAGCCGCGTGCAATGCGCCGATGCGCCCCTGCACGCCTTGGATGTACGTGTCGATTGACGCTCGCGCGCCATCCGTCAACGGACCGACCTTGTCAAAGAACTTCGCCTTCAGCGCGGCAATGCGTTCGTCCGCCGACGCGCCGATCTTCTCCAGTTCCAACTTGGCGTCCGCAGCGATCTGCGCCTGCTTGTCGAGCAGCGCGTCGTTGATCCCGGTGATCCGCGCATCGCGCTCGACCCCGATCCGCGTGATCTGTTTGGTCAGGTTCTCGTTGTCGATCCCGTCGTTGAACGATTGCAACGCAATCGCCTGCGCCTGGCGGAACCTGCGGTCGTCCTCCGAACGCGCGCGCTTGCGGATCGTGTCCGCATCCTCGGCGTTGCGACGTGCGGTCAGGTCCGCGGTCGCGACCTCGAACCGATCAGCGACAGCCTTGCGTTCGACGTCCGTCTTTGCCTTGGCGAGATCCGCGGACATCTTGAGGACGCGATCCGCATCCTCGCGTGCCCGCTTGTCGATCAGGTCCGCGGATTCCTGCGCTGCCTTGCGCTCGTCCGCTTGCGCGGTCTGCCCCGCGCCGAACTCCGCGCGTCGTCCGCGCAACTCGCGTGATGCGTCAAGGTTCCCGCTGGCTGATGCGATCTGGTCGGTGGCGCGTTGTGACACCTCGGCGATTGCCGAAGCCGCCGCCTGTATCGCCTCGTTGATCCGCGTGCCTGTGCGTTCGCCCACGTTGTCGAGCGCGCTCGCCGTGCTGGCCTCGATGGTCGCCAGCCCCGACATCAGATCCTGCGCTGCCTGATAGTTGATGGCGTTCTGGCGGTCGGCAATTGCCAACTGATCCTCAGCGCCACGCTGGCGGATGTCGGTCAACCGGTCCTCATGATCGACCGCCAGACCCTCGGTCTTGCGTTGGTACGCGGTCTCCTCGTCCGCAATGCGGTCGAGGATCGCCTTGCGTTGTGCAGGCTTGGCCGCCGCAAGGTCCGCGGTCAAGTCCGCGATCTTGAGGTTGTGCTCGGTTTCGGCGTTGAACAGGCGCTTGTGGTGGTCGGCCTGCGCGCCCTCGATGGACGCCATCATCTTTCCGGTCGCCTGCTCGCTGGCGGACAGCACCAGCGGCACGGTCGCGCCGATCACGGATGCGAGATCCATGATCGCCGTCTCGACCGTTGCCGTGCCATCGAGGATGCCGCCCGCCAAACCGTTGGTAAGTTCCTCGCCGATCTCGCCGAACACCGTGGACGGTGACGCGATGCCAAGCGCCTCCTTTGCGGTGCGGATAATGCCAAGCGCCATGTTGGTCACGGCTTGCGCGAGCGCGTTCTGGAATTGCCCGATGCCCTGGATCAGTCCCAGCAGCAACTGCTTGCCAAGTTCGAGCGCCTTTGCCCCGATCTCGGATGGCGTCCCCGAAAACACCTCGACCAGCGCGTTGATCGCCTTTGACGCAAACTCCATTGCCTCGACGATCACCGCGCGAACGACGGTGAACGCTGCACCGACCACTTCGCGGAACGTCTCCGAGTTCTGGTAGGCGAGGACAAGCGCACCGGCCAGCAGCGTCAACCCGATCACGACCAGCCCGATAGGGTTGAGGGACAGCACGAGGTTGATCGCCGTCATGACCCCGGCGAACGCGATCCCGATGCCCGACGCCACCGTGGTCACCACCGACCACGCGGCTTGCGCGGTGGTCACGACCGCCAATCCGATTGCGTACGCGTTCGTTGCCAGCGTGGTCGCGATCAGCGCCAGTCGCCATGCGACGAATGACACCACGAGTTTGTCTGCCACCAGGCGCAACGCCTCACCCGCCGGTGTCGCCGACATGAACATGTCGGTGATGTCGCGCACGGCCTGCGCCCCTGCCTTTGCCGCCAGACCGATATCGGTCAGCGTCAGTCCGACCGGGCGACCCTTCTCGGTAGCCTCGCCAAACCGTGCAAGCAGGTTTGTCGCGATGAAACTGACCAAGTCGGCAAGCGCGTCGTAGAGCACGCCTCCAGCCACGCCCACGTCCGATAGCAGGTCCACGAACCCGTGGAACACGGATTGCGCGGTCGCGCCGAACACTTCGCCGATCCGCAATTCAAGCGCGGTGATCGTTGCCGTAAACACGTCGACGCCTTCGGCCTCGGCAATATTGCGGACCGTGCGAATGAACGTCAGGATCTCCTGCGCGACGCCTTGGAACACGATCCCGATCGCGCCAAGCGGTGCCTTCAATGCCTCGAACGCAGCAGGTGCCTCGCTCGTGAAGACGTTGAGCAACCGGTTCACGGTCGGCAGGAAGATCCCTCCGACCTCCGCCTGGAGGTTCGCGAACCCGGCCTGCATGCGCTTTTGCGCACCGGCGAAGTCCGTCGCCGTGTCCGCGAAGTTTCCTTGCGACGTCGCCGCACCTTCGAGGATCAGGCTATAGCGCGCCAGCGCCTTGTCGCCTTCGGTCAGTTCCTTCGCCGACGCCTTGTGCGTCTCGGCCAGCGCGCGCTCCTCGACCGCTGCGGCTGACAACAGGATGCCAAGGCTGCGCAATGGTTCGGCTTCGCCGATCAGTCCGGCGCGCAGTTTCTCCAGCGCGTCCTCGTTGCTGACGTTGTTCAGCGCACCGAGATCCCCGGCTGCGGTCACCAGGCGTTGCGACAATGCCGCCGCAGCGTCCGTCCCGACGCCCATCGACACGAACAGGTTCCCGAAACTGCCAGACGCTTCGAGCGCCTGCTGCTTGGACATGCCAAGCGCCTCGGCTGCGCCAGCCGCAAACGCCTGCACACCGGCAGCCGCGTCACCAAAGATGACGACGGACTTGCCCATGCTTTCGTTGAGGTCGGATGCAGCCTTGACCGGCGCACCGAACACGCTCACGATGCCGGAGAAGATCGCCTTGACGCCCTCGGCAGCCAAGCCGATCCGGCCAAGTCCGTCGACCAGTCCGCCGAACCCGGCACCCGTCGCCTTGGTGGCGCTGTTGACCTGTCCGAGGCTGTTGTGCAACGAGTCGAAGGTCGCGCTGAACGCATCCTTCGCTTCGATGCGGATGTCGAGGTTTGCCGATGCCATTGTGGCTACTCCGCCAGTTTCGCCGCGAGGTTCAGCAGTTCAAACGCAACGAACACCTCACGCGCGTTGGCGTCACGCGCGCTCTCAAGCGTGTATGCCGGAAACGCCTTGCACAATCGTGCCCGGTAGTAGAGGTTCACAAGCGCCGGGTCGACGCTGTTCGGCATCTCGCTTAGCCACTTGACGAACTCGTTGATGTCAACTTTTCCTGATCCGTATGCAGGATGCCACCCCGCTGCAAACCTCGGCAAACTCGGCAGGCGTCAGACGCCTGAGACCCGCCCGGTCGACCCCGTGTTCAAGGTCTCCGCCCACGAGTGTGGCAGCAACCGCGTCGAGCATGACCGTCGCCGCTGATGCCTGGATATCCTCAAGCAGACCCATCGTCAGCGCGCTCGGATCGACAAGGATGGACGACCCTTTCAGGTCGCCATCCAACTCGACATTGATCGGATCTGGTTTGCGTTTTGCGAGTGTTGCCATGTCGTCTCCCCTGACGGCGTGGTGACGCTACGAGAAGGTGATCGTCCCGTTGATCTTGTGGGTCGCGGTGAATTTCATCATGTCCCCAACGGATATCGGCAGGCTGAGTTTTGTGACGATTGTCTCCATTGAGACCGTCCGAGTGCCATCGGTGAAATCCAGCGTCTGGCTGACTCCGAGCCGCCCGGTGTACACCGCCCAAACGCCGGTCGTGGAGGTGTTGTTGTACATGACGGTGTGCGCGACATCGTCGCCACCCTTGAGACCGCTCGTGAACTCGCGGAACGAGTCCCCGATGGTGGTCGTGTCGTGCGTTTCAGCCGATGCCGAGAAGTCCAGGCTGATGGTCTCGGCCTTGAAGTCGGCTGCCGTACCGGTCGAGTTGTCGACATTGATCGACGTGATGTCCTTGCCGTGTACCCGTGCCACTGTCGTGCTCCTCTAATAGCGCGCCGCACCGACGACGCACGTCAGACCTGACGACGCCACCGGAGTGATTACCGACCGCAGGTACCGGTTCACGGTACCCGTCGCCGTCTTTGTTTGCGACGTCGCCGCCGTCGCTGCGGTGAACGTGTGGAAGTCTACCCACGTTGAATTGTCCGACGAATGCTGGACCTTCACGGTACCGCCCGTGCCAGTCACCGCGGTGACATGCAAATTCGCCCGCATGCCATTTGCGGTGGATGCCGCATTGTCGACCGCGGTACCGTTCGTGGCACTGGTCACCGTCGCCAACGGCGCGAGTAATGCCCCGTTCAGTCCGAGTGACCCGTTGCCTTGGATTGTCGCCGTCATCTTGATCATGTCGCCGACCGCAATCGGCTCGGTGACCTTGTTCAAGACGGCGTCACCGCCAAGCCATCCTCGATCACCCGCCAGGTCCGCGTCACCATCGTACACCGAAAGGATCTGCGTGTCAGCAGTGTTCAGTCCGAAAAGCGCGTCGAGTTGACGACTGATCGTCGTCAGGCCCGGCGTTGCCTCGGTCTGGTACAGCGCCGAGAACGACGCCTCCCACGACGATTGTCCTGATGCGAATTCGCGGAAGTTGGCGCTGGCGAAGTTGGTGACGTCGTGCGTCTCGGTCGTGCCTGACAGATCAATGGACACAAGATCTCCACTGATGTCGCGCTTCCCGAAATACACGCGGACGTCCGCGCCGTGCATCCTAGCCACTGGTCACCTCCTCCTTTTCCGGCGACAGCGTCGCAGGATGCGGTTCGGGATCGGGCGCAACGTCCGGCACTCCCGTGCCTCCCTGGACGACGTGTCCCTGATCGGCAAGCCACGGCGCAATGCGCACCAATCGGTCAGGCACCGGCTGTCCGGCCTCGATCCGGCGCGCCTTGCCAGCGTCGTCCCAATCAATCCCGGCGGTTGCAATCCAATTCGTCATATGGCCCACACCTCAAGCGAAAAGCGCACTCCGAAATATTCTACGCCACCATACGCCAAAGTACCGTAATCCCTCCATCCGGTCAATCGGCACGTCGATGCGGTCGACCCTAGGGTCACGTCGCTTTGCAACGCTGCCCGCACGCTCGATGCGCCGGAGCGGTCGAGGTACGCGTCAATTGCTGCCTGCGCAACGTCCCACGGCGTGCCTGCGCTCGTTGCCAACAACAGGATCTCGTACCGTTGAATGTCCCCGCCGTTCGCGATGGTCAGGTCGTAATCGGTTTCGGTCGGACGGACAATCGCGCATGGCACCGCCGGATTGGTCGGCACGTGCGTGTACGCCGCCAGCCCCGTGATGGTTGCCAGTCGTGTCGCGATGGCCGCGCGGATCGTCGTGACGCTCATCCGCCCTGCGCCCACAGTTGCGAGATCTCGACCGCTGCACGGCTGAAGAACCCTTGGATGGCGGACAAACTATTGGCGAACCCGGTCGCCAGGAACGGTCGGCGCTGATGCACCTGCCTTGCGTACACGACATTCGTGCCAACCGTGACGTACAACGGAATGCGCCGTGCGTCCAGTTCGGACGCGTTGAACTCCTCGGCTGATCCCCCGGCGCGTCCCTTTCGCCCGCGGAAGCCGTAGGGCGATCCGAGCGATGCGCGCAAGCGACCGGTGTCCACCGGCGTCAGTTGCTTGGCCTCCTTGACGATCCGGAACTGCGAGCGCATGAGCGCGTCCGTCAGTGGCTGGCGGAAGATCGCGTTCGTGTCGGACGCACGCACCAGCCGCTCGACCCCGCGGATCGTGACCTCGAATGGAGTTACCATGCGGTTGTCACCACGGCGTCGTACCGGCGGTACGGCATGATCAGCATCCGGTAGTCGGGATCGCTGCTCGCGACCTTCAGTCCGTCGAAGTCGGCGGTACCGATTGCGCCAAGCGGTACCTTGTTGCGCTCGAACAGGCGTGACGCCATGCGGATGCACGCCTCATTGATCACGTCAGGGTGCGACCCCGTCGTGTTGTACCCGAATGTCCCGGTCACCAGTGCGCCACGGCGTCGCGTCGGGAACTGGTATTGCCCGGTGTCGTTGACCACGATGCGCCCGTACGGCGGACCATCGGCTGGTTCGAGGTCGTAATCGGTTGCTGACCACGTGAACCCGTAGACCCGCGTGCCCGATCCTGATGACGAAACGGTCTGCAACGTGCTGATCGACAGCACATCATCCGGCACGAACAGGGTCAAGGCGTTGTCCGGTGTGTAATACCGGGTCGCCGAAGCGCTATAGAACCTGCGCCCGCAATCCTCGTCAATGACGCGCGACGCTGCCGTGATAGCGGCTGCGATCACCGTGTCGTGCGTGGTTGTCGCGCTCGCGATTGACGCACGCGCCTTGACCTGCGCCAGGGTCGCGTAATCGGACATCGTTATTCGCTCGCCGAACCGACGACCGTAATACTGCCGGACGTATACGCGGTGATGTTGGCGCGGATCGACGTCAATCCGGACGCATCGTCAGCGATGTACACACCAGCCGTGGTTTGCGTGGTCGAGTGCGTGCGCGCTGCGGTTGAAAGGTCGGACAGCGCGTACGTCACGTAGTTCGTGCCGTCAACGGTCGCCTGGAACGTGATCGTCCCGACGAACGTCCCGCTCACTTGGAACATCGCCCGGTTGTACCCCGCCATGAGGATCGACGTTCCCGCGCCAGTTGCTACCGCTGCGGTCTGCATTTCCGTCACGCCGGATTGACGCGCCATAGTACGCCTCCAAGATTCCGCGGTGCTCAGGTGCGCGCCGAAGTCCGGCGCGCACCTGTGCCCGTCGTGTTAGATGCCGTCGAGGTATGCCAGAACCCATACCGTCACGATCACGTCCGCAGCGATTGGCGTCCACGACGCCGTGGTAAGTTTCACGCCGACGTACGATCCGGCCACGCCGCGGTCGCTGTCACGAGGCTGTCGCGTGTACGCTGCGGTCGTGTCGGTTGCATTCAATGCTGCCTGCAAACCGGTGACGGTACCGTCAATCGTGGCGTCCACGGTCAGGGTGCCCGCGGTCCGCGCAGTACTTGCGCGGATCGAGATCCCGACGACCTCGAAGTCGAATGCGACCGTGTATCCCGGCACCGCCAGGACATCGTCCGTTGTTGCGGCGCTGTCCCGGACCTCGGTCACGTTCATCGCGACCGCCGTCTGACTGTCCGCCACGTCCGCCTGTCCGAAATGCAGGGCGATCAACTGACCCTTGGATATGATGCGCTCGATTGCAGTCACTTGCGTTCTTCCTTCAGGCAAGCGTGACGGTCGGTCGCCCGACCGTCACCTGCCCATCGGCTGGTGTCGCGTGTTAGGCGACGGTGATGTTGAAAAGCACATCGGCGCACTCGATCCCGCTGGCTGCGCCCGTTGGCGAGTACCGGCCAAGACCAGCGCGGACGTAGAGCGCGATCACGAACTGGTCGGTCTTGATGTCACGGAACGTCTCGACGCGGATGCGTCGGCGGAACCCGAGACGCCATCCGTTGCGATTGAACGCGACGACCTGGCCCTTGACGTTGTTGGCACTCGTGGTTGAGACCTTCCCGTCCGCCTCGGTTTTGCTCATCGCCATCGAACTGATCAATGGAGACTGCCCGATGCGCCCGAGTTGCCCGGTGATGACCGTGGCCTGCGGTCCGAATTTGTCCACGCTGATGACTTCGTCAAGCATGGCCGCCTTGTCGGCGGTGTCAGGATCGGCGACGTAAATGAGGTCAGCCGGATTGGTCGGATGGCCCCAGTCCTGCAAGTAGGTGTCACTCCTCATCCGCTTCTGCTGTTCCTTCAGCAGCGAATAGGTGAGCGCACCCGCAGCGGACTTGCTGTTCGCCGTGTTGTCAACCAACCCGGCGTGACGGATGCCGTCGAATGCCAGGTAATGCTTCGTATCCGCCGGATCGGCGTCGTCCAGGTTGATGTTCCCGGTCGCACTGTTCGTCGTGTCCCCGTTCAGGATCAGGCTGTCCATGTAGTGCGCAGTGGCACGCGCCAACTGTGCCCGCAGGAACGGCACGAACGGAATGATGCTGTCCTCGTCAAGTTCGCCCGACCAATACTGGTTGAAGCCGAGTTTCGATGCGGTGATGGTGACACGGTTGGAACCCGTCTTGGTCGAGGTGTTTGCCGACGCGTTCGAAGCAGTTGCCTCGGAGAACAAAAGCATCTCCGGCAGGTCGGCCTCGACCGGTACGTACACCGTTGGATCGGACATCTCGAATTGCGGAATCAGCGCCATGATGCGCGACTCGGTCTGCGCGGACGTCCACAGGTCACGGACGTATTGCGCCCCGATCAACTGGCTACCGAAGCCGGTCTCGGCGCTATCCATCGCCTTGCGGTACGCCGAGGTCGCCCACCACATCCCTTTGGCCGCAAGTTCGCGGTCAGCGCCGTGGAAAGACGAGATCGGCACGCGTGGAAACAGGTTGTCGATGGCGCGCTGGTCAATCGCCTTGACCTCGGCCTCCGGCATGTAGTGCGCCTCGCTGATCGCCTTGAAGGCATTTTCCAGTTCGGCTGACGGACCACGTCCACGCCCGGAACGCTGCTCCGCCATTGCCAGGTCGTACAGGAACTCGACGTCCGAGACGGTCAGGTTGTGGCGTGCGAATTTCGACCCAACCAGTTTCTGATCGGACCCGAAGCGGATCTTGCGCACGAAGTCGCTGTTCGGATTGGACAGTTCCGCCTCAAGGATCTGCTTGGCGATGGCTGATGCGCGCGCCTCGAAGGCTGCGTCACTGGTTACATGCTCCGGCAAGCCTTTCAGGCGTGCCTGCACGTCGCTGAGAATGATGCCGATCTCGTCGGTGTTCACTTGCGTGTCTCCAAAAATGCCCGCAAAGCCTGCGGGTCGAATGCGCGGAACGGGTCCGCGGACTGGTACGTGACGGGTTCATCCGTCGATGGTCGATCCGTGACGACAGGTTCAGGCGTCTCGTCAAGTGCCTCGACGACGCGCATGAGCAGGTCGTGCGCCTGGCGGATCAGTGCCTCGGTCTCGGGACTGATCGGCCCCGCAGCCTTGGCGTGGCCCGGTTCGCCCTCCCAGAACATGCCGTTCCGTTCGGCGCTGCCAAGTTTGGCAACCGTGTCGGCGTTCATGAACTCGGGTGGCTCCTTGCCAAGCACCTTGTACACACGCTCAAGACCGTTGTAGGCGCGACGTCGCGTCGCGTCATCAGCCGTGGAGGTCAGCACCGCGAGCATCGCGCTCGCGACTGACGGCCACACGTCCCGCACAAAGCCGGTGCTTGCGACAACGATATCACGATCAGGCGGTGATGCGTCACCGCCCTTGCCGGACTGACCGCGCGCCCACGCCGCCGCGCGTTCGCTCTCGGTACGGCTGCCACCGCCCCAAAGCGCATGCGCCACCACGCCCGGTGAGGGATAGTCAGGATGTCCGCGGTCCGCGGATGGCGCATCAAGGTCAGTCATGTGCCTGGCGAACCATGCCCCCATGCGGACCGCCTTGTCGTCGGAGACGTTTCCGCCTGCCATCGCCCGCGCCTCCGCGAGCGTCTGGTCGGTGACACCGTCGCCGGACAGTCCGTTGGCGTGCCACTCCAGACCCTGCCTTGCGTTCTGGCGCAGCCAGCCAGGTGCCTCGATCTTGACAACGGACATCGCCGTACCGGATGTGGTCACGGGCGGATCAGCGGATCGCACGCGGATCGCGTCGGCGTTCGCCGGAATTGGCACGACCGATATCTCCAACAGTTCCTTGCGGACATGCCGTACCGCGGTGGCCGGGTCCGGCGCAACGGTCACGAGCGCCTTGATGGTGTCATCATCGACCGCACGCGATGCGCGAAGCGATGCCATGTCAGGGTACTCGATTGCCAGTGGCCGGAACCCGACGCTTACCGCGCGCAGGTCTCCTCCGTCCACAAGCGACCGCGCAAGCGCGCCGTATTCGCTGTCGTTGAACCGGATGTCCGCCAGCCATCCCGCGTCACTGCGACTGATCGCCACGCATCGTCCGACGATGGCCTCGATGCTCTGGTACTGGTGACTGTCAAGCACGACCGGGTTCGTCAGGTACTGCGTGAAGTCCCAACCCTCAAGCGTCACGACTTCGCCCTGGCGGTCAAGCCGGTCCGAGGTGAACACGAACGTGTAAACCGGCACGCCGTCCGCGCCGACCTGTTTGGCCTGATACGTTGCGTCGGTGTACGTCTTGTCGTTCATCGTGTCCTCAGTCGGTTTCAAACGTCAGGGTGCACCGGCAGTTGACCACTTCCTTCGCCGATGGCAGGTCGTGCGGTGCCATGCCGGTCACGTCACCGACGTGGAACGGCTGATCGAGCGGAATGTTGCGATTGCGAGGATCGCGATGCGCTGCAACGTGGCTTTCGCGGGTTCGGCTGTCCAACGCTGCCAGCCAGTTCTTGCCGGTCACGACGCCGGACTGGTGCGCACCCTCAAGTGCGCCGGAATTGTACGCGCCGACGACCTCGGTGCGCGCGATGGCAATCGTGCGCCACGTGGCAGCGTCCGTGAAGATCGTCGATACTCGCGCCGACAGTTCCGGTATGCCCTCCCCGGCGTTGATCCCGGCGACCAGCGTCTGTTGCAGCGCTGCATACGTCGTGTCGTTGACCGACCGCGCGAAACGCTGCGCGCGTCCCTCGATCATCGCAACCGCCTGCGGCGACTGGAGATCGAAGCGCGCGAGGATGCCAAGGTCAGTCAGGGTCGCATCGCCAGCGTCACCGACCGTTGCGGTGATCAACGGTTGCCCAAGCGCGCGCAGCCTGCGGTTCCACTCCGCCAGGCTGATCGGCTCCTCGGCTGCGTCGCCTGGCGCTTTCGCCGCCTTGGATCGCAGTCGCGACAACGCGCTCGCCTGCTGACGCCGGAAGTATTCGCGCATCATGCGCTCGAACTCCGGTTCGTGCTTGTCGGTCTGCGTCGTAAACGCTTTCCATGTAGCCAGGTGACCGACACTGTCGTATTCGTGCCACGCCTTACCGGACGCGGTGACCGCCGGTGACGGCAGCGCGAGCACCGGCCACGCGATGGCTTGCAGCGCCCTGACGGGTGCGGGCGGTGCAGTTGCAACTTCTGTCGAAGGCAATGCGGTCGGCGCGGGTGCCTTTGCCAGTCCGGCCATCGTGTCCGCCGTGACTGGACTGAAGACGGTCGTGTTCAACCACGCTGCGTCGCCCCACGCGTACCCGGTTTGACCGGGAGGCAGGAACCGTGGTGCCAATTCCTGCAACGCGCGGTTGAGTGGCACACCGACGCCGACCAGTTTCGTGATCTGATCAATGACCTCGGCGCGGTCCTCCTGCAAGGTCTCGATGTCGGACGTGTCAAACTCCACCTCGTCGGCCTCGTTGCCAAACAACGGAACCAACTGTTCAGTGATCTCGTCCGCAAAGAAGCGCGCCTCCGGTAGCAGCGTGTCAGTCCACAGCGCCTTGGCTGCCTGTTCGTAGTTCGAGTAGGTGCTGTGCGTCTGATCGCCGATCAGTTGCGGTGCGACGCCGTACACGGTGCATACCTCGCGGACCCCGTACGACATCAGCGACAGGAACTCGGCGTCCTTCGGTGTCAGGTTCATCGGCGTGAACGTGATCGGTTGCGTCAGGACCGCCGTGCGGTGCGCCTTGTCCGCGCCTTTGAACCGGCGTTCGAGCATCTGGCTGAGTTGTTCGGCCTGCTCGCGCGTCAGGCTAGACGTCTTGTCCGCCGGACCGATCACGCCCGACAGCATCATGCCGGAGTCGAATATCTGCCGGTTCGACCGCATGGCACCCGCTGCGGTGTCAATCGCCAGGCGTGCAGAGGCAATCGGCGACAGTCCCGAGAACTCGTCCGCCGGATTGTCAAACTTCAGCCAGATCACGTCCGCCGGATCGAACGCGAGGGTCGTGCCCTGATCCTCGTACAAAAATCCCTTGATGTACCGCACCGGGTCCGGCACGACCGTCATCTTTGACGGGTTCGCCCACCAGATCTCCCGTGGTGGCGATTGCGCTGCGGTACGTCCCTCGACGCCGTTCTCCAGAATCCAGAACGCCTGACCGTAGGTGCAGAGCGACATCTCGGTCATGCGGATCAATCGCCGGAACGTCCAGTAGCCGTTCACGGAACGCATCAGGTCGAACAACCGCCCCGAGGTGACCTCGACGCGTTCGCCGTTGGCAGCGCGCTTGTAGATCCGCAGTTTTAGTTTCGCCAGGTTCTTCGCGCGCACATTGGAACACGCGTACACGGCGGCATTGGTCGCCGGGTAATCGCCGTATGCGGCTGGCGCGTACCGCTCCTGATCGTGTCCGAAGGTCGTCTCGAATGCGTCGACGGTAGCCGGACCAAGGCGAAACGCCTTGGCGATGCGGTCGCGCCACCTCATACCATCACCCACTCGCCACCGCCGAGCATGAGATCGGTGAGCGCCCACACGAGCGCGTCCAGCCGGTCAGGGGATTTTGCAGCGTCCGCGGTGTACGTCGCCATCTGATCCTCAAGGTCAGGGTACAGGCCGACGTGATGCACGCGCCCCTGTTCGTACAACGCCGCCACCGGTTCGGCCCGCGCCAGTTTGCCACGGCTGGCTCTGACACTACGATACGCGATATTGGCGTCGACCGTGCGGATGACAAGTTCCACGAGATCGCCCCCGTTATTGGCCTCGGCAACCAGCCGGTCAGCGCCGAGATCGCGATAGCGCCGGACCGCCTCCCGCGCCCACGCGTCCGGTGACGCGCGCAGGGTGTAGTCGCCGATCACGTACGCGTGTCCGTCCTCCCCGAGACCGCATGCCACGATGCCCGTCATGTCGGCATCCTCGCCGGACGTGACGGCAGGGTCGACCGCAACGACGACGCGCCGGAACGTTGGCGCGTGGCGCACGCGGTGATCGTCGATCATGGCCCGCGTCCACAATGCGCCCGGCGTGTCCTCAAGAAGTTCGGCATAGAGTTCCTGTCGACCCAGTCGCGTGCCTTCGTATTGTCGCCGGACCTGTGCAAGGAACGCCGCCGGAAGGTTCCCTGCATTGTCGAACGTGGTTCCCGTGGTGACGACAGTGCCAGGCGCAGCGATCAGGTCACGCAGGATGCGGGTCGGCTTCGGCGTTGTCGTGACAACCGCGCGCGGATCGGCACCAAGGCGCAGTCCGAGTTGGAGCATGTCCCACGCTTCAGGGTATCGCCATGACGCCAATTCGTCCGCCCACGCAGCGTCATGCTGCGGACCACGCAGCCGATCCGGTTCGTCTGCCGAGTAGGTTGTCGCCATCGCGCCGTTCGGCCACCTCAGCCGACGCTTCGACGGTTCGTACTCCGGGCGATTGCCAGGCGACGCGCAGGCGAGGATGCCCGACTCGCCCTCGACCATGACGTCCCGCGC